AGACGTTGCCGATCAATTTCACAAATAGGTAAATCATGCTTTCAATTATTTCATCAGTAATCGGGCTGGCTGGCTCGACGGTTCCATCCCTTATTTCCATGTGGAATAAAAAGTCGGATCAGAAACACGAATTAAAAATGATCCAGGCTCAAGCCGAGGTTCAGGCTCAGATAGGCGCGGCCCGTTTGGAGGAGACCAAGGTCGAGGCTGACGCTGATAAGACAAGGGCTTTATATAGACATGACTCCGCAATTATGAAACGTGCGGCTCCTTGGACGGTAACTCTTTCAGCAACCGTTCGCCCAGTGGTGACATATCTGGTGATCCTGACCTGGGTAGGTTTGGAAGTCAGCGCGGCCATAGCACTGACGAATGAAGGCGTAGGAATAATTGACGCAATAGATAAGGCACTATCGGAAGAGCTTAAAGCTCTCCTAAGTCTGATCATAGCTTTTTGGTTTGGGAACAGGTCACTTGAGAAAATTAGGGGATGATAAATGAAGCGGGTTTGGAATGTATTAAAGAGTTCGAGTCAATTAGCCTTTCGGTGTATCGGGATTGTATTGGGATACCCACTATTGGTTACGGCGCTACTTATGATTTACATGGTCAAAGGGTTACTATGGATCATCCAGAAATTACCGAAGAACAAGCACAAGACCTATTGCGCCGGGATATTACTGGATCATTTAGGGCAATAGAAAGATTGACCCAACCATACTTTGAAGACCTCACTGAAAATCAACGAGGCGCTCTAACCTCTCTGACTTTTAATATAGGTTCGGGTAATTTCCGCGCTAGTCAAGTCCGTTCCCTTATAAAACAAGGCTGCATTGAAGACGCCGGGAATCAAATTTGGCAGTGGAGGAGGGCGGCGGGAAAGATTTTAAAAGGTCTGGTCAGAAGGCGGGCGCGGGAGACCGAGTTATATTTTAGTTAATGAACACAGTGTGTACATTTTTTGTACACAGTTTCTAACTGTATCTGACAAGAAACCTTGGTATTCTGCCGTTTTTTACTATATCTGACAGGGAACCCATACGTCCCGAACGATGTGCGCTACCAGACTGCGCCACTCCCCGACTTATTGATATTAAAGGGTTTTTTCAGATCCCCCTACTTCCTCCAATGTACACGGTGTGTACAAAAAAGATCCTAAATCTTCAGCTTGTTTGACCAGGTTTTCTGGCCGGCCATGACGGTAGACACGTTTGACGGTTTCAAAAGACGTTTCGGTAAACTCTGAAATTTCCTCTATTCCCCAGCCTTTCTGTGCCAGCCATGTTATCGCAGTGTGTTTTAATACATGAGGGCTGCACCACGGGACACCGGCTCGTTGTGCCGTCTTCCTGAATGCCGTTTTAATTGATTTCAATGGCTTCCCATTCCACTCGATCACATAGTCGGTTGTCGCCATGAGGTGTGCCTCTCTCAAGGCCGTGATTAACGCTCTGGTCATGGGAACAACGGATCGTTTTTTGTTGGTTATAAACTTTTTGGGGTTGTGAAAATCAATCACTCCTCCATCCATATCAATACGGTCCCATGTAAGGTCGAGGACGGCACCCTTCCTTGCCCCGGTTGTCATGGCAATTAAGATAAAAAGTTTTATATGCGGACGGTGCGCTGATCTTAATAAATTTATTCCCTGTTCCTGAGTGAGGAATTTATCTCTCGGCGAGGGTTTGGGAGGCAGTTCAACGTGAGGGGCTTTTTCTATCCAACCCCTTTTCTCAGCCAGCTTTAAAGCGGCCCTCAATTCCTCTAATTGCCGCCTGTTGTTCTTACAGAGTCGTACATGGTCTTCCACTTGTTCGGGGTACTTATTGCCCCAATACCTCTTCAGGGCCATAGCGTGCTCTCTGAGGGCTTCAGGGCGGGCAACGTAGGGTGATCTGGCTCTAACCCGTGCGTCGAGAAGTTCGCCGATTGTCTTCCCGGCGGGTGATTCCAGTGCGGCTTTGAAGTTACTTAAAAATTCTTCCGCCGCCTCTCTGTCTGGAGTATGTGTAGAAATCCTGCGTGTTGTGCCGCGCTCCGTGATTCTGACGTACCAGTTTCGTCGTCCGGGTTCTTTAATAAGGCGTGGCCCTTGTGGCATTCGGTTTTCTTTTTAAATTCTTCCAGGTGTTCAGGCCAGATTCTATAATGCCCATTTATGGGTTTGCAAGCGTTCAACTGACCAGTCGATATTAAATGATAAACCGTCTGGCGTGAATATCCCAGTTTTTCACAAACCTGTGGAATGGTAAAAGCCATTTAATACGAATGGTTACCCATCTTCATCGAGAATGGTCTTTTATTAACCTGGGCTGGCCTCCCCTGCATTGACCTGGTTGGCGGAGCGGATTTTATTTCATCAGCTTTGTTTTTCAGACAATACGAGTATGGGATGTCAGCGTTTTTGAACTGATTGAGAATGTTGTGCAGCGTTTCATGTTCTACTAAAGATCGGAAATAATCTTCAGCTTCGATTTCAAAAGTGTTGTATTTGGCGTTGCATTCCAAGCACTGCACCTTCCGTCTTTTTACACGGTTGTCCAGTTTAACAGTTTGCAAAACCTTTTTCTTGTCGGACGGGCACAAACAAATATTTTGCCGATCTTTATGAACAAAACCCCATTCTTCATTTTCGGTATACTTTTTCAACGCCATCACCAAAACACCAAGGTCATTCAACCTTTCATTTTTGCGATATAGCACCTCGCCCCAACTAATAAAAATGGCGGCCAGGTTTTCAGTTATTCTATTAGACGTATCGCTAGTCAGGCTTCGGTTGCCCGCTAAAATATGTGCGAGTGTTCTTTCATGCACCCCCGACATTTTTGCGAGGGCTTTGCTGGTTATATTAAATTTCTTTTTTAAATTTTGCAGCTCATTAACTACAACACGTCCAGGAGACAAATCTAAATTATTCATTTTTTTTCTCCGCTATCTTTTTAGATACTCTAATAATTGCCAGACCAGCCTCCAAGCCTCTCCCCTGCTTATTTTCTCATGGAGAACCTCTTCCCCGTCAGGCTTGATTAAAACAATAAATAGCTCGCCGTCTACGTCTCTGAAATTCGGATAAATTATTTTTCTATCTCCTGAATAATTTCCTCTTGTGCGACCCGCGCCCTCTCGCGCAGTGTTTTTAATTCAATCCTTCTTTGACGATACTTTGGCGTCCGAAGGTCGGTGGCTATGACATTCCGCCTTCGCTGCGATTTCTTTTTCTTTCCCACCCTAATGTCCTAACTCCGCATTGAGTTTCACCGCCTGGTCGTAGGTCAGACAGCGCATTTCCAGAACCGATACGAATTTCTTTCCCAAGTAACCTTTCACCGCAGAGGCTATCTGGTCAAAATCTTGACGGATTCTCTCGTGGCATATTTCGACACTACTGTAACTCTGCGTCCATTGCAGCCAGCCTTCGGGCGGCACCTTGGTTGTCAGAATCAGAACGGAAATGAAAACGACTTTGATCATAAAATCACCAGTGCGAAATAAGTGACTGTAAAAAACAAAAAGACACAGACCCCGTCGAGTATGATGTGGGCAACTTTACTCCGTGGTTGAAATCTTAATAATAATAAGTTCTCAATCATGTCGAATAGACCTCCGCCAGTAATTCGTCTTTACCCATTCCCAGCATTTCCTCAATCGCAGCCGCCGCGTCGTCCATGAGCCTGGAAAATTCCTCGCGGGTCATGTTTGCGAAAGCGAGTGATTTTGGGATTAGAATCACTTCCCCGTCTAAAAATTTAAACTCCTCGTAATATCCCAATCTTACGATCAGGGCGTAGCGGAACGTTTCAAGCGTGGGGTAGTATTCCTGATTATCGAATGCCCTGTTAAGGAGTGCAAAAAACAGCCGGTGTTGTTGGACTGACCTTCGCCGGGGGTCTTTGACGTCAACAGTCACAACAGTCCCTGTTCCGATTTTGCCTAAAACCTTAAAGGCGGTTTCAGAGTCGGGCTTTAGGCCGCCGAAATCTTTTCTCATCAAGACTTCAACCATGAATCCCCCTTACATAGACCTCGGCCAGATTCCCTCGCGCAGGGTTACCGAATCGGTTAAAAATATCCCACAGACCTTCAGTGATTTCCTTTGGGTCGAGACCCTTTGATTTCCACCAAACCTCCTCACCTCGACTGTGTTGCTCTGCATGGCAGGGTTGGCAAAGTGAAACGGTGGCTGAATCAGGCGGTTTTATTCCGATCCCACAAGGCGCGATGTAACGAACATGAGCCGCCTGGATGTCGTAAGTGGTCTTGCAAACGACACAAGGCAGAGTCCGAATGTATTTTAGATATTTCGGCATTCGACTAAACTCTGTCTTGGGGATCATCATGTTCATTTGCTAATCCTTGGGGTTGGACTGAGCGGCTAAGGAGAACGTCGGGCAACCACTCAGCCCTGTTGAAACTAAACGACTCCCCAGGCCGTTTCCTGCGCCCAAATTAAAATGGGATCTCATCATCAATAATTTTGTTTGTTTCATTCTCAATAATCGGCGGCGGGACAACTTGGGGTGATCCTTCATTCCCGCCTCCAAGCATCGTGAGTGTGCCATTAAATTTTTTCAGTACGATCTCTGTTGTATATTTCTCAACGCCGTCGTTAGTCGTCCATTTTCTCGTTTGGAGACTGCCCTCCAGATACACCTGAGAACCCTTTTTTAAATACTTCTCCGCTATCTCTCCGAGGCGGTCATTAAAGATTACGACACGATGCCACTCTGTTTTTTCCCGGCGCTCACCAGAGCTTTTGTCTGTCCAAGATTCTGAAGTAGCTAAAGACATATTGACAATTTTGTTTCCATCCTGGGAATGGCGAGCCTCAGGGTCTCGACCAAGATTTCCCACCAGTATTACCTTGTTAATTGATCCCATTTATTTCTCCAGTTTCTTTAACGCGGTTAATTTGTCTTCAAGTTCTCCAATAAAATCAGCAACCATTCCCCTGATCTCATCAAGCCTCTTATCGTCCCGCTCAAATCTTCTGACGAACAGTTTTAAATGCCCCTCTGGCATACGTGGGTCGTAAGAAACGAAGTCGCACCATTTTCTCCCCGTGCATTCCATCTGCCAAAGCATTTGAGTTTCATATTTCCGTGGTATTTTCTGGTCCAGAAGTGTCTGGATGTGCGTGGCCGTATTTGGACATTTAATCTCGATCATCCCGTCTTTTCCAACCAGACCGTCAGGGCTTGCACCGCTTTCCAAGTCGTTGTGCTGGACGAATCCTATTTCCTGAACCCCTTCATTTTCATAAAATTCATAAGCCACACGGGCCTCGTCTTCGTGGTCTGTTCCCCATTGCATTGAAGAATTTGAATAACTGTCTGCGACCTCGCCCGTCAGTCGTTCGGCTATGAGTTGCGCCATGTAATTTGCGCGGCTCGCGCCCCAGCCTGATTTGGTCTTGGCAATAACGTCGGAGACGCGGGAAGCTGTGACCTTGCCGCAGCGAACTGCGAACCATTCGTCTGATCGTTGTTCGATATTATCCATTTTTACGGGCCTTCTTCTGTGCCGCTATTGTCTTTAGAGACGTTTTGCAATCCTCAAATTGTTCTGCTGGCATTTCCGCGACAGAGGAGA